CTGGAGAGTTCTTCGAGCTACTTCACGACGAGACTTTAAAGGAGGCAACAAAAGCAATAGACGACTACATTGCCGACATCGAAAAGATTCGCAACGGAAGCGACTTTAAAAAGCTTGGAATCGTAAGCCCATCTAGCATTAAGCTACCGAGCGAACAGTTTATGCGCCGCAAGGAGTTGCCAGAAACTATTCAGGCATTGCTTGGAAAAGAGACTGACCCCATAATCCGATTCATTGATACAACTATTGCCCTGTCAAACATCAAGTACAAGGGCCATATGCTCTACGCGATAAGCGAATCACTTGGCGGCACCCAGTTCATCAAGAACGAGGTGACGGACGCCGAGAAGTCAACTGGTGAATACAAAGAGGTAAAGGATAAGTTCTCGCCCCTTAATGGACGATTCGTTCACCGTGATGTGTATGAGGCAATCACAAATCAGAACATCTATGAGTCTGATAACATATGGATGAGTGGATACCTAACGACCCTTCAGCTTGCTCGTAAGTCTAAGGTTATATATAACCTTCCGACGTGGCGTAAAAACCTTACTGGTGGCTGGTATACTATGGCAGCAAATGGAGTGATTAACCCTAGTATTGTAAGGGACCTTAAGCGTCGTGCTCAGTTATTTGCAAATGGAGAAACAGACGCGGAGACTGAGGCGCTCATCAAGATTATGGGTGACAATGGCATCATTGGTCAAGACGTAAACGCTAACCTTTTAGGGTTTACAAACGCCATATACTCTCGCACTTTAACTGGGAACAATAACGACTACATTAGTTATGTTGACAGGGCGAGAAACTTAATCAAGAACTTTGACTCTGTAGTGGGTCAGAAGTATGCTGCCGTTGACGACTACACTAAGCTAGTAATATTCCGTTCAGAGATTCAATCATTTGCAAAGAAGATGTACGGGAAGTCATACGACTCGCTTACTGACGCTCAGAAGAATAAGGTCCACGCTGAGGCGGCTGAGTTTGTGAAGCAGAACACGCCAACGTTTTCTAGGTTGCCAAAATGGTACGCATCACTCGCTAAACTTCCAGCGGGAGACTTCCTGTCTTTTGAGTTTGAATCCCTTCGTAGTTTTAGCGCAAACATTCGTAACGGACAGCAGGACCTTATGAAAGGTATGAACGACAAGACCCTAAGTAAGGAGCAGAAGGCTGAGTATATTAAGTCTGGATCTCGTCGTCTTGCTGGATCTGCTGCAATTATGGGAGCTCGTTTAGCTATAACTTCCATCTTGGCATCTCTTGCACTTGGGGATGATGATGAGCTTGAGGAGGACATTAAGAACAACCGCCCAAACTGGATGGAGGGACACAGCATTATACCTACTAAGGTTAGTAAGGAGGGTATTGCAACTGCCTATGACTACTCTATGGAAGATCCATATGGAAGTTTCTTTGACTTAGCTACAGACCCATTATCTTTCCCAGCGTATGTTGTTGACCTGCTTCAGCCTAATATGGGTATCTCGTTCTTAACTAATCTTGCGGAAAACAAGGACTTTTACGGAAGGGATATTACCAACAGCTACGACAGCAAACTAACAAAGGGTTACAAGTATGGTGGTCACACACTAAAGTCATTGATTATTCCTCCGTTTATTGCATCATCGTACCGCGATGAGCAAAAACGTCTTGAGGCCGAGGCCGATAAGTACAGCCCGCTTGATGCTGTTGGTAGGTTTGCTTCTCGTGCAGTTATCCGTGACTATGAGTACAACATCCCTGTTCAGTTCTACTACTTTACGGATCAGTTTCGCACAAAGAAGGAACAGTACAGTGACTTAACTGGGGCATCTAGGGACAACAGGCTTGCAGAGCTTGACGAAATACAGAAGATGTACAAGTCAATAACAAACATTGGCATCAAGAAAGGAAACTACAAGATGATTGCCGATGCTAACAAAAACATTAAGAGGGCATTAAAACCAAACGAAGAAGCTTACGTACTGTACGGATACGAAATACCAGAGAAAAAATGAAATACTTATCAACCCTAGTGGTCGCTGCACTTCTTTCAGGATGCAGCGCCACCTATCATCTCAACAAAGCAGTAAAGAAGGACCCTTCAATACTCAAACCAGTAACCATTACGGTATGGGATACCATCATCACCCCGCCGGTGTATCTTGTTGACACAGTTGCTGTTCTAGATAATGGCGATTCTGCGGTGATTGAAAACGACACCGTCAAAATTGTCATCACGAAGTACCAAGACAAGATGATAGTGAAAACCTTGGTAAAGGAAGTTCCCTACGCGGTAAGCGTCCAAGCTGAGTGTCCACCGCAATTAGTCCAGCCTGAAAGCAAAACGGGCAAGGTAAAAGATTACCTACTTTTGTTCTTAGCGGCAGCACTTGTCGTTATGATGTTTTTATACCGATTCAGATAATGGCTAAAACCAAAGCACAAACAGCATCAACCTTCCAAGCAAAGCCTAAAGTAAGCAGGCCGGGAGTACATTCCAAGACCAAGAGCAGCAAGCTCAAGACCTCTAAGCTGTACTCCAAGTCCTATCGTGGGCAGGGTTAAAGAAAAAGACCCGTCTTACGAAGGCAGGCCCCTCGATCCAGCAGTAGTTGGATGGTGCGTCACAAGGCCTGTAGCCTGTGACGGAAACTGCCCCCACGCTTCCTGCAGCAGCAAGAAGTAAAACATCTACCCATCGCAGGAAAGACAGTCAGGGCTCATAGCCTTTACGGCTATATCACCACGAAGCACAGACTCTGTTCGCATATAGTACAGCGTCTTGATTCCTTGATTCCAAGCCTCCATATGTACTTGATTGATCCACTTAGGAGTAGCCTCGGTAGGGAACGCAAGGTTCAATGATACAGACTGGTCTATGTACTGCTGACGGATTCCCGCTTGGTAGATTAGGTCCAGCTGATTGATTTCCTTGAAGGTCTTGTAGACCTCCTTCACTAGAACTACATCCATCATAGGGTCAGCCTCATTGCTTTGCATCAGCTTACCCTTCTGGTAAATCCATCCATCAAGCTCGTTTATGTTCTGGACAGAGCCTTCGTCTGCGAGTATTTGGTCCCAGGTCTCCTTGTTGTTGATCCCTATCTTACGCAGAACCCTCTCTAAGGTTGGGTTCTTGCGTATGAACGTACCCTTTGCAGACTGCTCGGTGAATACGTTAGCGGCCCAAGGCTCGATGCCTGCGCTTACGTTACCACTGAGCTTGGAGTTGGACACCGTAGGCGCTATAGCGCGTAGGTGGGTGTTGCGAACACCGAAGCCACGACACCATAGAGGCTCTCCAAACATCTTAGCCATATCACGGCTAGCACGCTCTGATTCCATCTTGATGTGGGAGAAGATACGGCGCGTCTCAATCTGCGCCTGTAGCCCTTCAAATGGGGCTCCACGTTGCTGTAGGTAGGTGTGCCATCCGAGTACGCCCAGTCCAAGTGCCCGTCCCTTTTCAGCAGAACGAACCGAATTTTCGAAGCCCCTCATATTCTTGGCTTTCTGGATGAACTCCTCCAACACACCGTCCAAAAAGAACGTGGAGTAGTATACAACGTCTGTGTCCTTCCACTCGTCATACTTGGCAAGATTCAGTGAGGATAAACAGCAAACAAAGCTGTGGGACTCGTCGGTGTAAAGGGTAATCTCTGAGCAGATGTTGGTCATAAAGACCTTTAGCCCGTTGTGCTTGTACATCTCGGGGTTCTGCTTGTTGACGTTGCCTCGGTACATAATGTACGGCTGGCCTGTGGCCTTGCGCTTCTGAAGCACCTTAGACCAGCGACGGCGCGACTCATCGTCGCCGTCCTCTAGCTTCCGCATAAACTTATCGGATACAATTACCGACTGGTTTAGGTTGAGACACTGGCGGTTGACGTCGCCCTTTGGCTCTCGGATTTCAATCCACTCCCAAAAGTCTCCGTGCTCTATGCTTAGGTTCACCGATGCAGCACCCCTGCGTACGTTGCCCTGTGAGGTGGCGAGTATCGTTGAGTCGTATATCTTACAGAAGGGGACCACACCATCGGTTGTCCCATTGCTGTTGGAGATAGGTGACCCTGCGGGACGTAGCATATTGAGTCCGATGCCTACACCACCGCCGTGCTTGGCTAGCAGCATAGTCTCGAGGTTCTTCATCCCAATGTCGTGGATGCTGTCGCCGATGTCAACGCCAAAGCAGGAGATTGGAAGCCCACGATCTGTTCCCATATTGGCAAGCACTGGTGTGGCAAGGCCAAGCCAGTTGTTCCATATGTAGCCGTAAAACTTGCTGGCAAGCTCGGGTCGATTTAGGCGGTGTGCCGCCGCCTTAGCGACCCGTAGGTACGCATCCTTAGGCTTCTCGTCATTGATGAGGTATCCACGCGATATGGTCTTCACGTACTCCTCTGTATTTCCCCACTCGGGGAAGTCAACTCCGACTTCCCACCCTAGGCTCTCTGCAAAATTCTTAGACATTGTTGATTTTTGATTCTATGTTAAACTTCATCTTACTATAACGATTTCGATATACTTTGTTTGTATCTAGTTCACGACCTACCGCCTTTGTAGTGGCGACCACCGTAGAGTGGTCTCTGTTTACTAGCCTACCAATCTCCGTGGTGGTCATTGATGAGTGCTCTCGCATAAGCTGAGTAAACACCTGGCGTGCCTCACGCACATAGGATATACGAGTCTTGTTACGTATATGAGAAATGCTGAGGCCATACTCGTTTTTGACCTCATAAAAAACAATGGATGCTATTTTATTATTGTTCATAAATTTAATTTTTACCAGATGTTCTCAAAGTCTTCTCCCTCGTTGGCCTTTGAGTAATCAGTAGGGCGTATAGAGAAAAAGTCAGTATGAGTATGGCCACCGGTTAAGTGGTAGAACCAATCAAGCTGCGAAGCCTTTGACTCGTCATAGTCAAAGATACCATCGTAGCCTAACTCCCGCAACTTTTCATTGCCTCTTTTTTTAATAAACTCTTTTAGGTCCGAAGCCTTTAGGTTCTCGAGGTCTCCCATCTCAAACATCTTGTCGATAAAGTTCAGCTCCATATCAACAGCTACCCTAGCAGCCTCCTCAATCTTATCCTTGACGCCTGCGCGGATATACGAATCTTCCTCGCACATATGGTTGAACAGTATGCAGCCCATCTTGGAGTGGAGGGACTCATCCCTCACGGACCACTTCATCTGTTGTCCGACTCCCTTTAGAAGGTTACGCATCTGGAAGGAGTAGAGAACAGCAAATGAAGAGTAGAGCGCCATACCCTCAGCGAAGGCAGAGAAGACCGCTATAGAGCGGGCGACGTCCTGACGTGCCTTGGGGTCTATCTTAAGTATTGTATGGCTGTACTCAGCCTTAGTGTCTACTAGATTCTCAAACCTAGCAACGGTTGCAGGCTCCTGAAGGAAGGCCTCAAAGTCCTCAAGCCCTAGCGTCTCGTTGAGGTAGCTGTAGGCGGTGGCGTGGATGGTCTCCTGAGAGCCAAACATCATAGCCATCTGCTTGATCTCGTGCTTAGGGAACCACTTGGTAACCATCCCGGTCCAGTAGTCGGCAACAGCTGTCTCTGTCTGTGCGAAGCCTAGGAGGATGTTACCCACGAGGTTCTTCTCGCTTGGGCTTAGGTTCTCCCTAAAGTCCTTGACGTCGTTCTGCATAGAGATCTCTGTGTGCAGCCAAAAAGCTTGAGCCTGCTTGAGCCACCCTTCAGTATAGTATATCGGATATTCGAAAGGTTTGTAGGGAATACGTTCGTCAAACAGCATAGGATTATTGTTAATGTTAGAAAAAAAAGGGCCACACTCGGTGGCCCAAAACGGATTGCGAAGATACTACTACTTACTCAGTCCTAGCAACTCTGTGATGTCTTTTCCTAAAGAAATGTTGTAGTAACCCACCATCTTGACAATCATATTGTTATTGGTAAAATGGGTGGTCTTTGGCATCCTACGCTCCTCCCACTTAGGTTCTGGGAGTTCGCTCAAGCGGAACGACCAGACACCATTAGGGGTTGAGTTGATGTAGACAGGCAGCGTACCAAACATTGCCGCCCTTTCGATAAGGGCGTCATACTTGGCCTTCTCGATGAGTAGGTCATCGTAGTGAAGGTTACGGCACTTGAGCTCTATGTCAGAGTTGTGGACAAGAGAGTAGCAGTCGTACTTAGACATCTTATGCTCGCTGACCTCAAGGTCATTGGCAATTCTTTCTTTGATGAGGTTGAAGAGCTCCCTCTCGTACTTGATCATACAAGGTGCTTCAATCGCTTGAGGTTTATCTTGTCAAGGTTATAGTCCTCGTGGTCCTTGATATCCTCAAAGAGATTGCTTGCCATCTTCTTTGCTGTCTTCTTATCCATAGATTCGATGGCCTCCTCCCACTCCTTAGGTGTGGAACATAGAAGGCCAGTCTCTCCGTGGCGTATAATGCCATTATAAGGCTTTGTGTTGGACGCTATGACCGCTGTCCTAGTCCAAGCTGCTTCGACAATTTTAAGGTCGCTCTTGCACCAATTAAATCTGTTCCTTGAAAGAGGAACAAGACTTACATCAAAGTTCTTGTAGAGCTTTCCATAGTTCCAGATGTCTCTAGGCTCAGACAACTTGTCGAACTTTAGGATTTCGTCGTAGTCCATACCCTTCACCCCAAAGGTGTACACCTTAGAGAAGTCGTACTTCATCTCCTTGATGTCGTTTAGGTGACCAAGTGCTCCAGCATAACCGAAGCGAAGCTCGCTAGAGCTGTACTTACGGATGTTCTTCCACTGATCCTCTGCGTCATCTATGGAGTTGTTTACAAACTCAATAACAGCATTAGGGTTTACAGCCTTCATCTGTTTAGCTAAGTAGTGAGACGGCGTCCATATGACGTCGGCAATCCTTATGGTCTTCTTAATGTCTGGGCCGTAGTAGATTTCGTAAAGCCCCTTAGCAGGGTTTCCGTTGTTCAGGTCCCAGTAGTCATCGTTGTCAAGTATCAACTTAACTCCGTGGCTCTTAAGCATTTGACTGAACTTTTTATGATTAGTAACGGAAGCCTTTCGTGATACAATTAAGCTTGTTACAACATCTAAATTGATGTCCTTCAGTTCATTTAGTGATTGTATCCAATGTATGTTGACGCCTTGATTAATAAGGCGTCTAAGTGGAACGATGAGCCTATGGTAGTTAATCCCACTAAGCCCATCGATGTGCACCAAGGTTATCATCGCTGCTGTTCTGCGTACTCCGTAAGTGCGGAGCGAATCATATCAAGCTCAAGACGAAATGATCTAGAGTACTTATTTGTTATCTCGCTTACCTGCTTTGGGTCTAGCAGAGGGCTTCCTTTTTGGTCGTGTAGGTCTTCGTACAGTTCCGCGCTCCCCGCTGATATCCTCGAGGTCGCTATGAAGTACACCCGGCTTAGTTGCTCTAATGTCATTATCGTTATTGTTTTGAATTAAATTATAGTTATAACAGATTATTTTAGCGATGTATTGATCCTTTTTGAGTTCCGCATCAAACGTGATTCTAAGCTCCAAGAAATGTTTAGGAGTATCATCGATAACGTATCCATTATAGCGTAGATAATCTGCAAGAAACTTAACAGCAACAACAGAATTGTCAACGTCGAATTTAGAATTATAGCGTAGGTGGATAGCGAAGCGGTCTGTAGACCATTTGTCGTGTCCTTCAAGCGCAGTGGCAAGGCCATTAAAATACTTTTCTTTTTCCCTGTGGCGGAACGTCCAAAACTTGC